AGTGTACCATTTCCTACCAATGCAGAGAAGCTGCTCACTGGTGGACAAACACGTGGTGCTAACGTAGAGCCTCCTTCAGCCAATGAGCAATGGAATGACTTGTTCTCTAAAGCTATTGGTGTGCTTGGTGCTAAGGGTAGACAACTGCGTGGACGTGGTGAGTTTGGTGGTAGCCTTGAAGGAACAATGAAGGCTGGTGAGAAGGCTGCTGCAAAGATGCAGAGAGAAGAAGGCTCAATAGAAGATTGGGTGTTCAAACAGAATGATGATGGCACATTCCCTAACATAGACAAGAGCTGGAATAGGGCTGAAGTTGAAGCCTTCCGTCCTGTCTACGAAGAGGCAAGAGCCACTCTGTCCTCAAACCTTGCTGAGATTAATCGCTTGCGTGATGCAGGAGAACTTACAGAGAGTGCACTAAACACCCTGACATACAGAAGCCAATTACCAATTGGTATCCTTGGTATCTATCAAGGACAAAGAACAAAAGCTTCTGACACCCTCAATGCTTTCAAGCTGGCTAAGGCTCAGTTTGAAGCTGGCAAAGAAGTTAAAGGACTATTTCAACCCGGTGTTGATTGTCAATAAGGAAACACATGACAGGTAAATTTGATCCAAAGTGTACGCTAAACATCCTTGAGATGGCTGACATGCACAAGCTTGTTGATGACATTGTAAAGAATGGTCAGCTAACACAAGCAGAAGCAAATGCTTTGAAGAGTGAAATGACAGGACGTATCATCAAAGAAGGAGCAAGCTTTAAGAAGATACGAGCAATGACTGCTGAGTATGTAGTCAATGGCTACCTCACTGCTCCAACAAACATATCAACCAACACAATGTCTGGTGCTGGTCAGGTTCTTCTCAGTCCATTACTGAGGGAAATGGAAGCCATCGTAGGTAAAGTGACAGCTAACAAAGCTGACCAACGTAAGATGGGTGAAGGCCTTGTTATGCTCAAAGGAATTCTTCAAGGATTTGCTGAAGGCATGGACTTTGCTAAGGCTGGTTGGATTACAGGTAAGCCACTCGACTTGAAGATTGATGCTGCTTCCTTTGGCATGACAGCCAAAGAGTTTAGAGATGCACAAGTTAAATATGGCTTCGATGACATTAAGGCTGAAGCTCTTAAAGAAGTATTGTATGACCAATCTACAAAAGCAATTCCCGGTACAATAGGTAAGGTGTTAAGAGTTGGCTCTAAGGCTGGTGTAGCTATTGATGAATTCTGGAAAGCCACTCTGCGTAGAATGGAATTCAATGCTAAAGCATACAGAGATGCTGACTTGTTAGCTGCAAAGTTTGGTGTGTCCAAAGAAGAAGCTTATGCCAAAGCAGTGGAACAACGTATGTCTCCAGACAACTGGAATGAACGCATGCGTGAAACATTTGGTGTCAAAGGAACTACAGAGATTGCAGACTTTGCTAAAGAGAAAGTGTTCCAAGAAAACCTTGGTGGCCTTGCTAGAACAGTGCAAGAAATTAGAGCTAAGAATCCCCTTGTTGGTGCTTTGATTATTCCCTTTGTTAAAACACCATACAACATTCTTAAAGAAGGTGCAGCATACATGCCCGGCATTGGAGCTTTAGCACGTAAGGAAATTATTGATCCGTTAATCGGTAAAGGAACAGGGAAGTTTGATTGGGCATTGGCACAACCAGTGCATAGAGAACGTCTGCTTGCTAAGCAAATGTTTGGCCTTGCTGCCACTCTATATGTCAATGCTTTGGTTGAACAAGGAGCTGTAACAGGCTCAAGTCCTAAAGGTGATCTGCCTAAGTTCTCTGTGAAGATTGGAGATTCTTGGTATAGCTATGCTCGTATTGAGCCTATAGCCACTATGTTTGGTTTGGTTGCTGATATGCACCAGACATACAATGATTATAAGAAAGACCCTAAGTGGAATAAGAAGACAGCAGATCAAATTGCAGGACACTTTGCTGAAGCCACTGCACAAAGTCTTGCTGATAACATATTGAACAAGTCTTTTGTTGAAGGCATTGCTAAGGTTGCTTCTGCTGCCTTGAATCCAGAGAGATATGGTAATGCTTTCGTGGAGGCCTATACAACTACAGCTATTCCTGCTGGTGTTGCTGCTGTTGCACGAGGCTTTGACCCATATGAGAGACAAGTGGTTGGCTTCATTGATAAACTAAAAGGAAGAATTCCCGGCCTTAGAGAAACACTGCCTGTACGTTATGACAATATGGGACAACCCATTCAGACAAGCATTAGTGAGGTGCTTGCTGGTGTCAAAGTGTTTACACCTACAGAACTTCAGAAGCGTTTGAATGAAGTGGATGTAGACATCAAAGGCATAGGTAAGAAGGTTGGTAGAGTGGAACTAACAGCAGAACAATTGTCACGTTATGGACAACTGGCTGGAGGCTACTTCTCTGCTGGTTTGGAGAAGGGCATGAACAGTCCACAATGGCAGAGGCTTGATCCATTCCAACAAGAACTGTATGTTAAAACAATCTTGGAGAAGAGCAGAGGAGCTGCTGCAAAGCAATTAACAGGTGAGCTGTACAAGACAGACCCTAAGTTTGCTGCTGATTTCTATAATGAATATCTGATAAGCAAAGGCTTACAGGGAAGAATGGAACTTAGGTAACTTCCTAGTTACCAAAAAGAAAGGGGACTTAATAGTCCCCTTTTTTGTTATACCTTCACAGGTTCATCCTCTAAGTCGTAGAAGTCTCCAATGTAGATGGTGATGAATGGAATCTTAATGAGTGCACCAGCAAAAGCTACTACATTCTCATCTGTTCCATTAGTAACAATGTGGCAGATGTCTTCATTGTATTCAATATCGAAGCCAATGCCCTGACGGAATTTAAACATAATCATAATCTCTCCTTAAATTTCACAAACACCAGACACACATGCAAGCATCTGTGTACCTTCTACATTATCTTCCACTTCAATTAAGCTGTCCCAATCAATCTCTTGTGGGGTGATAGCTATCAAAGCTTCGTATTGCTCTTTAGTGCAATCCTCATAAGGAGCCTGTCGATATGAGCCACCATCATAGGGCAAGAAAGACACACCACTCATCTCATCAAAGTGTTCCCATACAAAAGCTCCAACTTCCATCCACTCATGTTCCTTGACAGAGATGGTGACAGAGGGCTTGTGCTCACACCAGTGACGCTGGAAGATGAGCCATAAGCGTAAGTGCTCAAGGGCTGTCAGACCATCACGTAACAAGGCTCCCTCTGGTGCTTTCTTAGGGAAGGTGAACACCATTGTCTGGTCAGGCTTCATGACACAAGGCTCTGCCTGTACTCCTGCTGCAATCAAATGCTGTGTTAATGGGTCTTTAATATCAGCACGAACTCTGCGGAAGTAATACTCAGCATGACGAGCATGGATACCAGAAGCACTATCGGTAAGCTGACTAACAGTACCAGAAGGTTTAACACAAGTGATGGCAGCAGACTGAGGAATGCCAAGCTGTTCTGCTAAGAGTTGGTTTGTTGCAATACAAACATTCTTGATTTGATCCAACAGAATACCAACACCCATATCATTGGGGTTGTTAAGCTTTGGATTGTCCATGATGCCTGTCATTGATACACCCAACAGACGCTCTTCCTCTGTGTTCTTTTGCCACACCTTACGTAGGTATGGGAAGTGTGTCATTGTGCTCTGAAATGTACCTAAGATTGTGGCTAAACGTGCCTTACGTTTTAAGCTATCAATGGTGTCATCAGAACGTACAACAATCTCGGACAGGTTACAGAACTGATATGGTCTAAGAATAATCTCAGAGCATGGATTAGTTCCAAAGTCAAAGTCAGGAGAACGTCTTCCATTTTTCTTTACAATGTTTTTAGCTGCTTCACGATTGAACACTCCTCGCTCACCACTCTTGCTCTCATACAAGCTAGTCCACTCTTGCATGAAGATGCCCATGTCAGGACGCTCTGTATAGCAAGCACTATTGTTAGCCAATGCACGTTGTCCATTCTTCTCCCACCATGCACCACTCTTAGCATGACGCATACGATCATCAGATAGGTTGGACAAGCTAATCATAGCACTACGTCTGACACCACCAACAACTACCACTTCACCAATCTTACACATGATGTCATGGCATTCAAGGCTATTGAGCTTACGTCCAGCAGCATTCTTGAAGATGTTACTGACAAAGACAAAGAGTTCTTTTAATGGCTCAGGACCACTAGCACGTCCACCAAACACCTTCAGACGAGCACCAGCAGGACGCACCTTAGACACATCAAACTTAGGAATCTCACCTGAGTAGAGCAAGGCAATGCATTGACGCAAAGCTTTAGCCCATCCTTCTTTGCTATCAGCAACTACGATAGTGGTATCACTATTGAAGAGTTGTTCTGGAATCTCAGGTAGCTTTTGTACAAACTGACGTTCAACAGAAAAACCAACACCAGTACCACACAGAAGAATATACATCGCTTCATCGAAAGACTTAGGGTCATCCACAGGAAGATAAGAGCAATTATATCCAGCAGTGTTGTCACGTTCTAAAGCCTTTCCAGCAGTCATGACACTACGCATTGAAGGCATCACCTCCATGTTGTAGATGGCATCATAAAGTTCTTTATACAAAATATCAGAGATGGTATAGCCATGTTCTTTTTCTAAATGCTTGTACATAAAGTCTAAGTACCGAGCCACTGTCTCATCCCAGTTCTCACGTCTTTGTTCGTTGTCCAAGTAACGAGCATACCTACTCTTAGCAATAAACTGCTCGTAACTTCCCATGTATTTCTTCATTCAAGTTCCTTTTCTATTTTATCTGCCTTGTCTTCTATCATATCCATAAACCTATCAACAAGCTCATCACTGCTTATGTCCAACAATTCTAATATTGTAACACAATCTTCCCTTCTTAGCAAGTCAGCAATGTCATATAATGTTAGGCTCATGCGTAAGTCTCACGTAGATAATTAAGACTTACAGGCAGTTCATCGAAGCTACCTTCCACCACCTCATTGAACATCCATACACCAGCCCATGAGCCATTGGTTTGTGGAGTGAGGTAGCTCTCATCATGTTGATAACAGATACCAGCAAACAAGCCTGTCATACGCTTGCCATCAGCCCTACGAGCATAGGCAATTCCTCTATCCTGTACATGCCCCATGACACAGCTCATGTGCTTCTTAGAGAGCATTAACGAAGGCGAGCTAACAGGCCTTCCCATGACACCAGAAGTAAAGTAGTGACAATAAGCAATGCCGTCCAGCACCACAGGCTGAAGAAAATCATAACACTCCCAACCATAAGAAGCGAGTTTAAGATCATGATAACCAATGAGGCCATCCAACTTTCTATCGCTCTCGATAGCTCTTTGAATGCGTTCTTCATGGTTTCCAAGTAGAAAGACAAGACGTGGGTTCCACTGTTTGTCTTTATTTCTCTTAAGACGCTCTTGTTCAGTTTTAATCGGAGCAAGAAGAAGTTCCATTCCAGCATGCCCTGCTTCAATATCCGCTTGATAAGTTCTACCTTCAAAGCTTTTCTTTCCTACATCATAAATTGAAAGGCTTGGCATATCCCAATGATCGCCAAGGTGAATGATTACATCTGGTTTCTTTTCTGCTGCATACTTACCAACCCACTTAAGATGTTCTAAAGAAACTCCGGGCTTGCATTGTGTATCAGGAATAACTAAGTGTCTCATTCGTCTTCTTCATTTTGTTTAATAAAGTTAACAATTGTGTCATCAAACTTCTCATTAAACTGTCCCTCAATATCATATCCATAGACATTGCCTAGAAAACGAGCAAAGGAACGTAACACATCAGGCCATCGTGCTCCATCATCGAAGGTAGCATATTCTGTTAAGATGACATCAGGGTATGAGCGATGTTCTGTATCATTATAGTATCCTTTTGTTTCTACATGAAACATATATCGTGTCTTATCATTGTCCATATAAATCCTTAAGCGTTGGAAATTGTTGTTGAATTATATTACGACATTGCTCAGCAATGAGGCGATGTTCTTTCTGTGTTGTCTTGTCACAACGAATGTCAATGTAATGTAGCCAACTACGTAGTGTGCCATTCATATACATTGTGCTTTCTGTTATTCCTTCTGGTAACACCTTACGTGCTGTCTCTTTTGCAATGCCTCTACTTAGAGCAAGATTGTAGATAACTGTTGTATCATTAATCACACGCTCTTGTGCTTGCTTCCACCATCCTTGTACTAATACATCTGTTGTCTCTAGACTATTCTGTCTATTCTTATCATCTTGAAGACGAGCCTCTGATGTAATGAATGTATTAGCAATGGCATATCTCTGTGAGAATTCTTGGAAGCTAAAGCTGCGGTGTCTCAATATCTGTCTAGCAATGTCACGTGTTGTGACAATCTCCATACAAACATTGACCATCTCAAAGGGACTCCAATGCTTATTATCTATCAGATATTTAATAAGCTTAGGAGCAGTGGCTGTGTTATTCTTGTTATCTGGATTGGACACACGAGCCATCTCTGCAATGAGAGCTTCACCATTAGGGGTTGCCCATACAAGTCTAGCTCCCATTAGATTCCTCTGGCACTGCCAATGCATTCCCTTGAGCAGCAGCTTCTTTCAGAATAGCCATCAAGCCAAAGCGTAGAAGAGTTTCTTTGCCTTCTTTGTCTGCCTCAAAAGAACAATCTACTGAGCCATCCTCATTCTCATTAAACATTGTCACTTCAATCTTCATGTTTCAAAACTCCTTACTACATGTGGTTCATCAAAGCTTCCTATAACAGGAAATACTTCTGCTTTATTTAAGCGTTGTTGAATGCGTTCATCTGCATCTTTGAAAGAACCAACCATGAATTCTCCTGATGCCTCCTTAATAGCTTCTTTAGCTTCTTCTATGGTACGTGCAAGCACACATTGCAAGCCACCATATTCACTACTAGGAAACGGAACCCAATAGTTAACAAGGTATATATACCATTGCTCATTTGTGCTTGGCTCTACCTGTTCTGTTTGTATCTTCTTTGGTCTTCCCATATTCTTTCCTCTCTTCTTTCTCTAAAGATGTTTTAACTGAATGGCATGGCTTACATAACACTTGTAGATTTTCTTTCTCACAGAACATCCTATGTATGTATGTTTCCCAATCAACAAAGCCTGTCTTTGGACTAACAACAGGAAAGATGTGATCAACTTGTACATCAACAGCAACAAAGTGTCTTGAACAATGAGCACATGCATAGTGCATTGCCAGTTTATTAGTCTTCTTGTTAGTCTTCCTTCCTACATAAGCAGCCTTCAAAGCTTTAAACTTTGGAGGCCATCTACGTGTCGCTGTCCTCAATGCTGAAACAACAAAGCTTCTAAACCTTGCTGCTGTCCACTCTCCATCGTTATACCTTGGTTCTGTACCACTGACAGAGGAGGTTTGCGAAGCCTTCGACTTCTTGTTCGTCATGGCCTACTTCTCCCATTGTAAATTTAATTGCATGCACAAGCTCGTGAAAGAATGTAGCTCTCGTTGCTTGTTCGTTCATGTTAGAGCGTATTAATATTTCATACTTACCCGGGTCACATGTACCAAAGTCTTGAAACTCATCGACATAAACTACTGTCCATTCACAACCTCCAAGCCAGAAACTGGAGGGAACCACATCTGTCTTGGGAATCTTCTTAGCCATAATAAAAGTCCATTCTCTTTAACTCTCTCTTCGCCCAGAGCCTCCAAGCAAACGGCAAGCATCTCGCTTTCTGTCTTCGCTTTGGCAAGCATCTTTGCTGCTTTTACATCCCCCACTCCCTTGATACCCACAATGTTGTCTGCTCTGTCTCCCATCAACATCTGCTTGTAAAAGAAGCGGAGTCCTTGTTCTTCTGAGACATAATACTTGTCTTGCTTCACAAAATTGTAATGCCATCCTGCCACCTGATTGAAGTCTTTATCAACTGAAACAATGATGCAATCATCTTTAAGTTCTGTTGCTCTTATTGCTATGAGGTCATCGGCTTCTTCATCAATGCTCATCTCTGCACCCCATGCGGTAACTAGGTAGTTACGTAGCATCTCTAAATGTGCTGGCTTCTCTTGTGTTCTATTCCCTTTGTAAGGAGCAGTGACAGCTATGTCTTTTCTGAAGTTGGTCTTTCCTGTTAAGAAGATTTCCCAGTTCTCAAGACCTAGCTGATTCATAAGGATGTCCTCAAGAAAGTTAGCCATCGTTGTAATGGCTTGGCTTTCTGAGTCATCCTTACAAGAGAAGGCAATGCGATAGCACATCACATCACCATCTACGAGAGCAATCATTATAGGACTACTTCTGCTTCTTCTTCCTGTTGGACAGGAGGGGTTACCAACTCTTTGATACGAAGAGCAGGGTTGGTCTGACTATGCAGCAGAGAAGGAGCGTTGCCATGCATAGCTGACATCTTGTGTGTATAGCTACTGATGGTTGCTTCTGCAACAGTACCATTACCAATCAAGTCAGGAGAGACAATACGATTGTTCTCATCAGCAGCCTTGATTGTGTAGTTGCTCTTGACGATGATGTATTTACCACGTCCATACTTGTCATCTGCTTTCTCTTTCACCTTAACACCAAGCTCTGATGTAAGGCGTGATGCAATGGAATCACTCAAGCCACCGATACAAATCTCAAACCGATTGTTATCTGCATTGAACTCACGATTAGGTGTTTCCATATGCTTAGCCCAAAACAATTTACCCACTACTTTAACTTGGTTCATACTTTTTCCTTTGTCTAAAAACAATATTATAACACATTTTTCAATGTGTGTCACGCCATGTCTTACCTGTACTAAACTCTCCAGATACAGGGCAACGTAAGCCAAGAAGAATTCCTGCCTCTTGTATGCTCTGCACTGCGAGTTGTCCTACAAGCTCGCCATCTTTTTCTTTTGTTTCAATCTGCCACTCATCATGGACATTGACACAAAAGCCATACCAAACCTTAGCCTTCCTTAGCTTCTCATCTAACAAGACGAGAGCCTGTTTCATTACGATTGCTCCAGCTCCTTGCAATAGGCTATTGACCGCTGAGTGTTCGGAACGTACCCAAATCTTCCTACCATCCAGCCCCGGTACAAAGCCCTTGCTTGCATACTTGGATACGTTATTGCGTAGAATCTTGAGTGCGGGAGTATTGGAAAGAAAACTTTCGATAAGCTTCTGTCCATCACGAGCATTACCACCGACAATTTTACCAATCTTCTCTGCCCCTGCACCATAGAGAAAGGCGTAGATGAACGTCTTCGCTTCATCCCTTGTCGCAAGACCCGCTGCTTTTTGATTCTGCGTGTGTACATCCGTACCATCTTTTGAACTTCCTTCACAAACAGTTTTGATATAGGCATCATCCTTCATGTAGTGAGCCAGCATTCGTAGCTCAAGGCCACTGGCATCAGCACCAACAAGGACATTGCCTTCATCTACAACCCACAACTCACGACAGTCCTCACCATAGGGGCTTCCCTTGTTGGGAATCTGTGCCATGTTGGGGCTGCTGTGTGTCATCCTACCAGTGACAGCACCATTGGTTATCACACTGCCATGCACCCTACCTGTGTCCTTCACCTCCTCAAGCCAGCTACCAACCTGAGCCACACGCTTTTGCAGCATGAGATATTCAGAGAGAAGCTTAGCCTCTGGCAGAGCAATAGAAGCAAGCACTGCCTCATCAACAATCACTGCTCCTTTGTCTGTCTTCTTGGTAAACTTAACACCAAGATTTTCAAGACGCTCAGCTATTTGTTGTCTACTTCCGGGATTGAAAGGGGTGACAATATCTTTCAGAGGAGCACCTGTTCGTTTGTTCTTCCTACCTGTCTCAACATGTGGAGGAAACACAAGTTGCATGGTGTTCTCTATGCCAACCATCCTACCTTGAAGCATAGCCAGCAAGCCCATAGCTTTCTGTACATCAAGTTTGAAGCCATGTTCTTTTTGTTTCTGAATGATGATTGCAACGTCATGCTCAAGCTTAATGCTTTGTTCAGAGAACTGTTCTTTCTCTAGCATCTTAGTAACCATGTCGTATGTAGCAACCAAAGCAGCTACATCATCCTTACAATATTCAAACAACAACTCAAGGTCTGGATTGTCCCATCGGAGGTCGGCAGACCTCCCTGTCTTATCTACATATGCTTGGGCATAGTCAGTTTTCTTTTGACCTGTCCTCTCTCCCCACGCTGCTAAGCTGTGGCCTCCTTCTAAATTTGGATTGTATAGTCTGGATAGTATCAATGTATCTATCGCTTTCTTCGCTGGTATCTTCACTCCCCAACACCTCTTCAACACTCCAGCATCGAAGCCTATCAAGTTGTGTCCTATCACTTTGTCTGAGTTTTCTATTAAGGGAATGAGTGTAGTTGCTTCTGTGTGACATACATATCCATCTTCGTTATACGTGTAACAGCACCATATGTGATCATGTGTGCTATTAGTTTCTGTATCTAGAAAGAGCCTCCGCATTTGGTTTCCTTATTCATATCCAAGTTCCTTAACTACAAGTGTAGCATATCCTGAGATGTCATGCCAACTGTCTGCATAGTATGGGTTGCCGTTTATGATACGAGCCATCTTGTTGCAAATCATGTCCATACTTTCTTGCATTGGAGGAGACATGTCATGCCACCCTCCACGTGTACGCACAATTTGTTTTAAGTCTTGTGCTGTTCGTGCAACGTCTCTGTAGTCACCATAGGTGTCTTGACGTTGTGCTAATGTACCTTCAATTGTTAATGTCATTTGTCTTCCTTAATTGTTACTTCTGTCCAAACTACTAAGTGTACGATGCTTCCACTATCAGTATAACACACGCTGTACATTCCATCAAGGTGATCGAATATAAGTTCTGTATCATCTTCAAGAACTATTCGTGTGTTCTTTGGTACTTCATAAAGCTTCATGTGTTGCGTTCCTTGAGTTTGGCTTCAATGGCTTTGACTAAATCTTTCAGGTTGCCGCCTTCTTCCCAGTCAATGTCATCCTCATCCGTCAATCCTACCCATTCACGCTGTGGTCTGTGAAAAATTTCAGGAAGTCGTTTATACAGCATTTCAATCAATGCCTTGGTTGTTGGTTGCGCTCTCATGTCTGTACCTTTGCTGCTAGATAAAGCCCCACATTACCTAAGCTATAACCAACAAAGGCTATACCTAGTCCTATATTTCCTTTTAGTAATAGGTCTACAGCCACCACTAAGTATACCACACCAATGAAGGCTATCAACCATGCACTCATGGATACACCTCATTGTATGAATGCAAGGCATCATCAACAAACTTGGTGTCTTTGTAAGACATGAAGTGTGTAATGTCTTCACCCTTAATGAAAGCATTCCAGAAGTAGCCACCAATAAACCCAACAGAATAGTCAGGCTCTTCCCAATGAAACTCAATTAGAACGTCAGTGGCATCTGGATGTTCATCAAAGAAGTCCTCACGAGTAGACAGTGATGGGAAGTCACAAACACCTAGCAATATATTGTCCATCATGTTCCTTAAAATTTGTCGTTTTCTCACAGCTTCTCATCCTCTGTCTCAACCATGCGTCCTGTGTACTTGCTATATACAAGGTTACATGCATGTCCTGTCAGGCCAGAGAATCTATTCTTCAACACACGCACCTTTGTGGTGTTACGTTCCTTCTCATCATCTGCCTGACCATTACGCTCAAGGCCAAGCACCATGTCAGAGAGCTGAGCAATGGAGCCAGAGCCACGTAGTTGAGCCAATGTGGTAGCTACCCCTTCCTCGTGTCCTTTGCCACCATCAGGCCTCTTTAAATGGCTCACAAGAACTAGGCTAACTCCTGTCCTCTGCACCAATGTGCGAAGCTCAGTCATTATACTATCCAATGCCTTACGCTCGTCACCATTCTGTTGTGAACTTACAACAATGGATACGTGGTCAAGGAAGATGTAGCCACAGCCAAAGGCATTAGCAAACTCTTCTGTCCTATTCACAATGTTCTGAATGTCTGTACTACCGAAGTGGTCAAACATATACAGCCTATCTGTACCTAACGTGGCATCAAAAGCTGCCTTCTTCTCCTCCATTGTAGCATCACAATCAGGTAAATGCAAGGGCTTGTTTGCAGCCAATGACATGATGGATGTACCTGTCTTACGCACACTCTCCTCTAAGAACATCAGGCCAATGTTGTCCTGTGTCTTACAGAGGATGTGCCATATGAGTTCACGCAAGAACTGACTTTTGCCAAGGCCTGAGCCAGCAGTGACAGTGACAAGTTCTCCCTTACGTATGCCATAGGTGAGCTTGTTAAGGCCATCAAATGGGTAGGCAACCTCTGCCTTCTCCAAAGGCTTAGACACCTGTTCCCATAATGTGGAGCCAGCAACAATGCCATCAGGCATGTGCTTCTCAGCAGCCCACCAGCGGTCAATAAACTCCTTCTCCTTCCCTGCCAAGAGCCAATCGCACCCATCCTTGAGGCCATCAACTCCCTTCATTACCTTCACCTTAGAGCCAAGGATGGAGCACAATTGGTTTGCTCCTTGTTTTCCCTGCTCATCGTTATCAAAGCAGACAACAATGTTCTCAAAGCTATTGAGCCACTCGTAATGTTCCTTTGCATCCTTTGCTGCACCTCCTGCACCATTACGCACAGAGACAACAGGCCACTTGGAGCCAAGCATTTGGAAGACAGCAAGGGCATCATACTCCCCTTCAACAATGGTTAAATACTTTCCTCCCTTGGTAAAGAGCTGTTGTCCAAACAAACATGTGGCTTTCCAATCACCCTCAATAGCAAACTTCTTTTCCTTGATGCTTCGCTTCTTTGTTGCAAACAACTTCCCACTCTCATCGTAGTAGGGAAACCAAACATGTGTTGTATCAGAGACAACACCATACTTCTCAACAGTGTTCCTGCTAATGCGTCTACTTCCAATGGCTGGTGTAGCCAATGTCTGAAAGGCTGTTCTTATAGCTGTTATAGCCTCATCCACAGGCTTTGCTGTGGTTGTTGGTGTGTGCATACGTCCTTCTTCTTTTGTTGGCTTAGTGTGTGTGTTACACACGAAGCAATATGTTGAACCATCTTCATTAACTGACATGCCATCACTGCTGTCACATGACAAACAGGGCTGGTGTGTTTTAACAAAAGCCATTAATACTTCCAATCATTCCAAAGTTGTTGTTGTCTTTCTTGAAGTTCTTCTTGTGTCAAAGGGAGTGATTGTTTCTTTGTTAAGAGAGCATTCTGGAAAGCTTCCATAAATTTAACATAACCTACAAGAGATACAAGCTCAACACAATCTGCAACTGTGAAGGACATAAACCTCTCTATCTTTTCATCACTGTTCATCATCATCAATTTCCTCATCATCTGCATGTTGCAAGTCTTGTCTCTCTACAACATCAATGTCTTCTTTGACATGAGAGAAACAACTATTACACATATCTATAAAGTCACCACTTTGTACACTCTTACGTGTAGCTTCGAAGTCAGACAACACAGCATTACAACAATAACATCTCATTATGTTTTCCTTATGTATTATTAATTAGAAGCTTTCTTATATGTCTTTATTGTACAAGACATATAAGAAGCTGTCAATAGCATCATAGGTAACTGGCTAGTTACCATGAAGAACTGTAGTAGAAATCATACAACCCGATGTCAGGTATTGACAAGACATTCTCTATGATTGCCTTTGTCTGTATCAAGTCTTCGTAATAACCTTCATCATACAAGTCACTACCAAAGAAGAAACCATTGGTAGTTGGTAACAATTCTTTTGCCTTCTGTGAATGAGTTAGCACTTCATTAACTAAAGCAAGAAGCTTCTCTAAGTCTTTGACAGACACAAGATATTCACCGCAATCATCCACCTCGTGTTGAACATTATCAACAAACCACTTGTGAATATGGTTAGCCTTTCTCCAGTAGCCAGCCTCATATGAAATTTCTTTGACTCGCATCTCATTAACCTTCAAGTCTTCAAGATGGTCACGCAAAGCTTTGCCCCCGTCACCGAAGTCATAGATGTACCGCTTAGCGGTCAAGTACATGTCTAGTCCCATTTCATTTCCCCTTTTGTTTAAAGAATCTAATAACACACAAACCAATTATAAACCCAAGAATATACACAAGCAACACACCAAGTGCACTAACACTGTTCCGCATTACCAGCCTCCACAAACGGAATACCATTATGAATTGCCATTCTAGCAAACCTAGCATTATGCACAGGCTTACCTAGCATTGTAACAAACGAAGAGAACACGTATGGATTATACAACACAGAAGTCCATGACACGTCCTCCTTAGTCCAATCATAAGAGGAAGTTAGATAGCCGACAACCCCTGCATGTACGTTCTTACGTCTCTCACGTATGACACGCTGTCTTCCAGCCTCTGACACTTTAAAGACAGGACTGTCTATAGCCAACATTGTTCTGTGGCCTATAACCCTGCCCTTGTCCTTACCTTCCAATGCCTTCACAGAGAAGACACGCTTGTGCAAATTGAAATATACAAACACCTTCATTCTACCTCCTTATAAAGAAGACTACTAGCTATATCATACCAATTGACATTAGCCAAATAATTCAAAGCATAGTCAACTGCAATATTTCCTTCACCACCTCCACTTTCATAGATTAGGTTTTGTGCATAGTCCTGTACAACATCACGCAGTTGTGTGATTGGTAAAGACAAGTCAAACAAATTAGTTTGTTCTTTACCTTTGAAGATGTCGTTGTAAACACGCAAAGTTATGTAGTTCATGCTGCTTTCCTCATCAAAAGTTCTAGGAAATTCTCTCCAATGTATGGGAGTTTAACCCAAACCTTACCATATGGCTTCTCGTCTAAGTCATAGATGGTTTGCTGATACCCAACAATATCGTGGGCATAAATGCTACCCATCTCAGTGTATGTGCCAAACACTGTTGCCAAACGAATGCTGCCCCTCTTGTTGTCTTCAAGCACAGCTTCCCACCCATTACGAAGGACAACACGTGTCCCCTTCTTAAGCTTGTTTGTCTCTGCAAATTTACTCATACTGCCTCCTTGATTTTAAACACCTTAGCCATCTTACGTGAATGTGCCACATATGCAACAACCTTCACGTCCTTATTCCAACAGGCAGTGCATGTGTCACACTTGCCAGCTTGCAAACTACTAGGGCATACGTGCACACCCTGTCTATGCTCATGTGTTTTGATAACCATTGATGTGGTTGTCCCTGCTATCTGCTCTTCTACATTGTCAGCACTGAGACGAACAACAACATTTGGCAAACAATCCAAAGCCCCTAAGACATTGGAATATTTGTCAAACTTATGCATGCGTGTGGGAATCCAGTGCTTGACATGTGGTGTAGCCCTACAAATGTCATAGATTTTCCATGCTAGGTCAACAGAATAAATATCTCCGCTGTCAAACCATCTGAATTTCTTCTGCTTTGACAAGGCTTTGACCATACGTTCTACCCAATCATCAGTTTGCCAATCTTCCTTGTTGCTTTTACGCAACGAAATGGCATCTGGCATATGATAAAACCCCTGTGTGGCATAACAGCCTTGACAAACCTCGACAAGCTTGCCGTCTTTGCCAACACTGCCTTGACAAGTTTCAAGGGCTTGAAGACTCCAGCTATAACAGCCGAGTTTTGACGTTCTACTAAGCATTTTATTCTCCAACAAGGCAGGATTGCCACATATAAGCCCACTATGTAGGCTTATATATAACTCCCTATCAAATTGCAATTGCTTGCTTCTGCACTGCTAAACGCTTTTTGTCACGATGGACACGAACAACAGCAGAAGGGGAAACTCTAACAATTTGTCCACCATGTGCAAGCTTGACGGACACCTTGAAAAACCCACGTTCTACAATTTGACCATTAAACCGCTTTTCTCCGACATAAACTGTCAGAAAACGATTGCCATGATTAGCGACAAACTGCTTCGCTACAAAAAAAGCCTTCAAAGAATCAAACATAAAAACCTCTTACAAAGTTACTTGCTAGTAACGCTAGCACGTTTTCCTACAAAGCGTAGGGAAAAACCTTCTAGGCTTTTCTCTCTGCTCTGAAGCCCATTATAGAGAGTCCGGAGGGTTTGTCAAGTCCTCCGGTTTGTCCCTCATTATGCCTTCTCGTTGATTTTGGCCATTGCTTGAAGAATTAATTCACTTGCGATTTTATATCCCTTATCGTAGCATAATTGCTGAATTATCTCTAAGTTATTCAGCATTTTATCATCTTCGGAGAATGTAATTTCTTCGGTCTCTTCGATTGTCTCTTCGCTGTCCTCTTTCGGTGCTTTGACTACGTTACCCTCTTCATCAATTGTCTTACTGCCTGATTCTAAGCCCCTTAAATCTTTAACAAGGCTTTGCACTGATTCGTAATTGTCAATAATATTGAAGAGGGTTTGCCTTGTCTCTGTTTGGCTAGCATGGTCGCATATCTTTTTGAATTCACTTTTGCGAACCTTAGCAGTGTTTGCATTGTATAGCGATTTTGCCTGAGTGCCATATCCCTCAATCATAGCTTCATATTCTGCCTTGTTTTCTACTGTGAAAACCCCGATTGTCTCTTTTAAGGTTTTCAGTAGTTTCCCGTTTACGTTAGCTTGTTCGCATGCGAATGCCGCTCCCAGTGCTTCGGGTGTTGCCCCTTCGGTTTTCTTTGCTTTGCTCATTGTCGTTTCCTTGTTTAGGTTACTTGCTAGTAACAACCCCTTGTTGTTACATGCCTTCATTCTAACATTCATTCTAGGTTTTTGTGTCAATATCCCTAGAATACCTGAGTGACTCATGGGGTTACTTGTTAGTAACCTTCTTTGCCATTCCCTATATACTATGCAAGTACTGTGCCATGTATACTTTAGTAGTCATGTCGCTAGTACCTTTGTTTGCAGAAATAGTTGGCATGTACTACTTTAGGTTTAACATTCTGTAATTGAATACTTAATACTTACAGAATATCTGCACCAATATGGTGCTTTTCTCTTATCATTATTATATATTGCACCATCTCTGTGCTTCATGTGCGAGTTTTGCACCTTAATGGGGCATATTGTGTGACAGTAACCCATAGGTGGTATACTAGGGACTTTCCCTGTAACACTTAAGTTCTAGTTACTAGCTAGTTACCTAGCATTGTAGTACTTTGTGTTGTAGGTGGCTTAAGAGGTTGCCACATTAGTACTCATACCTCTAAAGTTTACATATCCCCTATCAAAAGGCTCTTTTGTAACACTAAAGCACTACCGGGGAGGGGGACAACTTGAGCCAATATATGCGGAACCCTATAGCATACAAAAAAGGGCTAAAATAGGGGGTAATTATCATATACTAAAATGTACATAAGTGTTTGATTTATATAACTAAAAGTATTAATGACCAATGAGTTAGTAAAGGAAATTAGAGTGCCCAGTCTAAAGAGACATTAAAGCAACAGAAAGAGCTTGACAATTAACATAATCTGTGTTATAATAAATACATATAAGAAATTAAGGAAGCTTATTAAATAATTAAATAAGCCTAGACATATAAGTAACTATGTAGTTACTTAGAAGTTAAACAATCTTAGTTGTTTACTTATAAGCTTAACTATTAAAAATAATTCAAACATATAAGCTGTACAGAGAGGCATAGAAGCCGCACAGAAGGACTTATGGACATAGATATTCCTGTTAAAAAAAGAGGGCGACCTAAGAAAACAGACCTTGTTTCCAAAACACCGGGCAAGAGAAATGCTGTTGGAAGACCCAAGGGTGAACAGGCAATCATAAACGAATATCGCTCTAGGATGTTGAACAGCCCCAGAAGTCAGAAGGTTGTTGAAGCCATCTATGGGGCAGCTTTGGATGATAATCACAAGAATCAAGCAGCAGCTTGGAAGCTCATTATGGATAGACTCTTGCCTCTCAGTCATTTCGAGAAGGACAAGAATGGCGGTGGTAGGGCTGCTGTATCTATCACTATCACTGGTGTTGGTGGGGAGCAAACCATCATCTCAGGTGGAGAAGCTGAAGACGTGGAATACAGGGAATAAGATGCCAAAGACATACCAAGTTGAGGGAGGCTACCTTCCTCCAGATAAGTATACACAGGGATGGCTTGCCCAGACACAGGCAATTCAAAAGACCAATCCATCTTTGTATAAGGGAAACCCTGTAACTTCTTGGTGGGGACAGCCTAAGTATAAGGAAGTTCCAGAAGAGAATGTTTTGTTTGGACGTAGGCCAGACGTAAAGACAGGGAAGATGGAAAGTCTTACCAAACCCTATGATATGGAAACAATGGGAAACCTGTTAGACGCTTATCGGAATGCACAAGCCCTTGACCCTAAGTTTCCTAAGCTGACAGCAGAGCAGCTTACACGTCTTGCTTTGGAAGAAGGACGTAGCAACTTTGGTTATAATGAATGGGATGTTAATAACAAAAAGCTCCAAGGAGTTGTTAAGGATTTAACAAGCATTGGGCATGATGAATATTCTGCTGGCTTTGCTGCTGCCATTAAAGAGAAGTATGACACAGCTAAAAGACTAGGCAAACCTTTTGAGGAAGTATGGAATGGTGGTGGAAAGAAAGCCAAGGAATACTACCAGCGCATTCAAAAGGGAATGTATAGTGTTGAACACCCAGATAATAAGCAGCTTAGGGAATACATCCGTAACCGCATCACTCCACAGAAGATGAGTGAAGCAGATGTCTATGATGGTCTGGACAATCCTCTAATGCCTTCTACTGATGTCTTTGCAGCTTGACTAGTTTAGACATTAAACTCCTTCCGTGGCAGCAAACTGTATGGAGCGATAAGAGTCGTTTCAAGGTTGTAGCTGCTGGACGAAGAACAGGCAAGAGTCGCTTAGCTGCCTACTTGTTGTTGTTCAATGCCTTACAGACAGAGAAAGGCCATGTGTTCTATGTTGCTCCTACACAGGGACAGGCAAGGGACATTATGTGGCAAACCCTCCTTGAGGTGGGACATGCTGTTATAGCAGGAAGCCATGTTAATAACTTACAGGTTAAGCTTGTTAACGGAGCTACCATCAGCCTTAAAGGGGCTGACAGACCAGAGACAATGCGAGGAGTATCCTTGAAATTTCTGGTGATGGACGAATATGCAGATATGAAGCCAGAGGTGTGGGAACAGATTTTACGTCCTGCTTTGGCTGACCAAAAGGGTCATGCCTTGTTCATTGGAACACCAATGGGCAGAAATCATTTCTATGAGCTTTACCAATATGGGCTAGCTGGAGATGATGTTACATTTAAAAGCTGGCATTTCACCAGCTATGACAACCCTCTGATTGATCCAGATGAGATTGAAGCTGCTAAGAAGAATATGAGCAGCTTTGCTTTTAGACAAGAGTTTATGGCCTCCTTTGAAGCACAGGGTGGAGAACTCTTTAAAGAAGAATGGATTAAGTTTGATGAAGAAGAACCTGATGGGGACTACTTCATTGCCATTGACTTGGCTGGCTTTGCAGATGAGAGCAAGGGTAGCAAGAGCAAGAAACTAGATGATAGTGCCATAGCCATTGTTAAGACTAGCGGCTCAGGCTGGTATGTCAAAGACATTATATATGGACGATGGACAGTAGAAGATACGGCAAAGAAGATATTTGCTGCTGTTAAGAAGTATGAGCCAGTGTCTATAGGAATTGAGAAGGGCATTGCTAAGCAAGCAGTGATGCCTTATCTGTCAGACATAATGAGAAGAACACAGACATTCTTCAGAGTGGAAGAACTTAGTCATGGAAACAAAAAGAAAACAGACAGGATTGTTTGGGCATTACAAGGACGTTTTGAACATGGTCAAATTGTCCTCAATAAGGGAGAATGGAACATACAGTTTCTTGATCAACTCTTCCAATTTCCAAATACTCTTGTGCATGATGATTTGATTGACGCTCTAAGTTACATAGAACAACTAAGCAAGCAAAGCTATGTAACAGAATATGAAGAAGAACCCTATGAACCAATGGACGCTCTAAGCGGATACTAAGGAAATATATGAAATTTGATACTGAAGAAACTTATAAAGGCAGTGACTTAGCTGGTTGGGTTATTGAAAAAGCTGATAGATGGCGTGACCATTATGTTGGAAACCATCAAGAAAAGTTTGATGAGTATTATCGTTTATGGCGTGGTCAGTGGAGTGCCTCTGATAAGACACGAGACAGTGAGCGCAGCAAGCTTATTAGTCCTGCCCTTCAACAGGCAGTAGAGAGCAGCGTTGCTGAAGTTGAGGAAGCCACGTTTGGTCGTGGTAAATGGTTTGACATTCACGATGACATGCGTGATAAAGAACGTCAAGACATTGAATTCATTAAGAACGCTTTAGACGAAGAGTTTAAATATACCAAGACACGTAAGGCCGTGGCTGAATGTTTGTTAAACGCTGCTGTGTTTGGCACTGGTATGGCTGAGCTTGTCCTTGATGAAGTGCAAGACTTTACACCAGCTACACAACCCATCCTTGATGGAGCTATGCAAGCTGTCGGAGTGACAGTGAAGCCTCGTACAGTGGTTAAGGTTCGTCCTATTCTACCACAGAACTTCCTTATTGACCCTGTTGCCTCCTCTATTGAGGAAGCTTTGGGTGTAGCCATTGATGAATTTGTCCCTCGTCATCAGGTTGAAATGCTCATTGAGAAGGGCATCTATCGTGATGTAGACATTTCAGAAGCTGCTCCTGACCAAGACCTTGAGCCTGACCAAGACTTAGTTATGTATCAAGACGACAAGGTGCGTCTCACTAAGTATTATGGTCTTGTCCCTCGTAAAGAATTTAATGATGCTATGGACTTGCCTCCTCCTAAAGAGGAAAGCAAGAAAAAAGAAGGCACAAAAGAACATGAACTTGATGAGCCAAGTGAATATGTAGAAGCCATTGTCATCGTTGCCAATGGTGGTGTGCTCTTGAAGGTGGAAGAAAACCCCTACATGATGCAAGATAGGCCTCTCATTGCCTTCCCTTGGGATGTAGTTCCCGGACGCTTCTGGGGACGTGGTATTTGTGAGAAGGGTTATAACAGTCAAAAGGCTTTAGATGCTGAGCTTCGTGCTCGTATTGATGCGTTGGCTCTCACTGTCCATCCAATGATGGCTATGGATGGTACACGTATGCCTCGTGGCTCCAAGTTTGAGATACGTCCGGGTAAGACAATCATAACCAATGGTAATCCTGCTGAGATTATGATGCCATTTAAGTTTGGTAGTCTTGACCAAGTGAGCTTTACACAGGCAGAAAGCCTACAACGCATGGTGCAGATGGCTACTGGAGCCATAGATGCAGCAGGAATCCCCGGAAGTATCAATGGAGAGGCGGCAGCAGGGGCTGTAAGTATGTCTCTGGGAGCCATTATCAAGCGTCATAAGCGCACATTGATTAATTTCCAAGACTCTTTCCTTATTCCTCTGGTTAGCAAGGTTGCATGGCGTTATATGCAATATGATCCAGACAATTTCCCTGCACAAGACTACAAGTTTGTAGCTTCTAGCAGCCTTGGTGTCATTGCACGTGAGTATGAAGTGACACAATTGGTACAACTCCTGCAAACCTTGGGACAAGACAGCCCAATGTACCCCATGTTAGTGGAAGCTGTCATTGAGAACATGAGTTTGTCTAACAGAGAAACCATGATTAACCAACTTCGTGAACTGAATAAGCCAAATCCACAGGCACAGCAGATGCAACAAGTCCAGATGGAGATGCAGATGGCAGCAGCACAGGCTCAGACAGCCCTCTATCAGGCACAAGCTGCTGAAAGCCAGAGTCGAGCATCCAAGTTACAAGCAGAAACACAAGCTGTCCCTATTAAGCTGGAGAATGATCGCATTCGTGCCATCTCTTCCAACCTACAGGTGGGCAGTCAGGATGATAAAGAGTTTGAGAAACGTGCTAAGCTGGCAGAACTTGTTCTTAAGGAACGAGAGATAGCCAGTAAAGAAGCTATTGTTTCTAAACAAATGGCTGATAAAGAAATGCAGAATCAAAAAGATACAAACTTACTGAAAACAATAACTAACACACAATGAACTTAAAACAAGTTATTCTTTCTGATGCCTCATTACAGGCAAAGGTTTCTGCGCTCGCCATTCTTCTGGATAAAGAACTTCCTTTGTTAACTGAAAAAGTTAATGAAGTGAAGAAGCTTCAAGGAGAACAAGGAGAGCGTGGTTTAAAGGGTGATGTTGGAGAACAGGGTGTTGCTGGTAAAGATGGTAAGGATGGTAGAGACGGAAAAGATGGCAAGGATGGCAAGGATGGGCAAGACGGACAGGATGGAGTTTCTGTTGTAGATGCTCGTCTTGAGTTTGACGGAAGCCTTAGCTTTATTTTTTCCGATGGTAAAGAAATAAATGTTGGTGACATTCTTCCTCAGAATACAGTAGAGAAGTTTCAAGTTATTGCTAGAAGCGGTGGTGTCTCACAATCTGTAACAGATGCTTTAGTTGATTTACAGAATCAAATAGATGCATTAGGCGGAGGTGGAGGTGGTATTACTTCTGTTACATCTACTGATGGTTCAGTAGATGTAACTACAACTAGTGGTATAGTAGATTTATCTGTTGCAGTAGCCGCATCTACTACAAATGTTGTGTGTTTAGTTAGAAATAACACTGGTGCAACTCTTACTAAAGGCACTGTTGTTTATATCAATGGCACAATTGGTCAAAACCCAACTGTTACTAAAGCCATTGCTACATCAGATACAACATCTGCTCAAACATTGGGTGTAATGTCTGCTAATCTGGCTAATAACTCTAATGGTTATGTGACTATTATTGGTTTGGTTACAAACATTGATACATCTGCATATACAGATGGTGAACAATTATATTTAAGTGGCACTGTTGCTGGTGGATATACAGCTACAAAACCTCATGCACCTACTCACTTGGTTTATGTAGCCGTTGTTGAACACGCACACCCGACTCAAGGTAAATTGTTTGTTAAAGTGCAAAATGGCTATGAGATGGATGAGTTGCACAATGTGTCTGCTCAGTCTCCTAGCAATGGTGACATTCTTATTTATAATACCAGTACATCCTTGTGGGAAAAGAACACTCCTACCAATGCCAGAACTGCACTGAGTCTTGCTAAAAGTGGTGCAAATACAGATTTGACTTCAGTAGCATTAACCACTGGAACAATTACGACTGCACCAAGTTCCAGTAGTGACATTGTCAATAAGTCTTATGCTGATTCAGTTGCTGCTGGTGTTAACTTTCATGCTGCGGTGCAATATGCAACAACTGCTGCATTGCCAGCAAATACCTACAACAATGGTACTTCTGGAGTTGGTGCAACTCTGACTGCTGTAGCTGTTGGAACTTTAACAATTGATGGATATACTTTTGTTATTGGAGATGTTGGTAAAAGAATATTAATTAAGAACGAAGTAACTCAAGCTAATAATGGTGTATATACATTAACTCAGGCTGGCACAGCTTTATTACCATATATTTTAACTAGAGCAACTGACTATGACTCAAGCGGCTCAGGCACAAATGAAGTAGATGAAGGAGATTACATTCTTGTAATCAATGGTACAGTTAATGCTAATACATCATGGGTACAGCAGACACCACTACCAATTACAATTGGGTCAACTTCTATTGTTTTTATTGAGTTTGCTGCAAGTCAGACATATACTGCTGGCACTGGTTTAACCCTTACAACCAATCAGTTTTCAATTACTAATACAGGAACAGCAGGAACTTATGGATCGGCATCAACAGTTCCAGTTATTACAACAAATACTAAAGGGCAAATTACATCAGTTACACCTACTAACATAGCTATTAGTGGTAGTGCTGTCTCTGGTAATATTGCTGGCTCTGCTAACTCGGTGGCTAATGCATTAACGGCTGGTACAGGTATCACCTTTAGTTCTGGTACAACTTATGATGGATCATCAGCTATTACAATTAATGCTACAGGTGGAGGATATACACCAAGCATTGATAGACTAACTACCACACAGCAATCAACATCCACTGCGCTGGCAAACGTCACACAGTTAGTTAAAGCCTTGGTAGCAAATGCCACATACAGAATTGATTGCTTTGTAACCTTCCAATCGGCAGCAACTACCACAGGTTTAAACCTTGGTTTTACATCTCCTACAGGCTGTGTCTGCTCCGTTGAGGTGGTTGTTCCAATTACCAGTACGGCAGCAGCAACCCAGTTAAGAACCACATTCCCTAACGCAGCAGCAACCAATACGGGTAACGTCTTGGGTACTGGCGTAACGGCAATTAATAGTAACCACACTGCAAGAATCTCAGGAATTATTACAAATGGAGCAAATGCTGGTAACTTCCAAGTCCAGTTTGCCACTGAGGTGAACGCTTCTGCAATCACCCTACAAACCTCAAGTGTAATGATTTTAGAAAGAATTGCTTGACAAATTAAAACTTTTGTGGTATAATAGAGACATCAGCATCCACTATAGGAGAAATGCTAATGGATAAAGAACTTCAAGATTATTATGAATCTCTTCTGGACTTATTTGTACATAAGGGTTGGGAAGTTTATCAGGAAGACCTTAAGCGTAGCTTAGACAATCTTTCAGATATACGGAATGCCTCAGACGCAAATATGTTCTGGTTCAGAAAAGGACAAGTAGAAGTATTAGAAACTCTTATTGGTTATCGTAATGCTATCGAAGCATCATATGCGGAGCTTACTAATGATACGAGTATTTGATTTCACTTGTCAAGAAGGTCACACACAGGAACGATTTACTTCTGTAGAAACAGAAACAATAAGTTGTAATGTTTGTGGCAAAGAAGCCTTTCGTCAGGTGAGTGCTCCTCAAGTAAAGCTTGAAGGAGTTACTGGTAGCTTCCCCGGGGCTGCAATGAAATGGGATAAAAAGCACCGAGAACAATTGGCGAAAGAACAAAAACGGAATGCCTCGTAAGAGGGAACATTCATCTTCCATAATGCTATTAAGCACGGAGACTATATGGCAACATTTATTGACGACAGCGTACAAGACACACAAGAGGAAATCTCTCAAGTAGACCAAGGCCAAGACCAAAGTCACGAGGAGCCCACACAGGATACCCCTCAAGAGCAAGTTCCAGAACGATACAAAGGTAAAAGCGCAACTGATTTGATTCGTATGCATCAAGAAGCTGAGAAGCTGATGGGCAGACATTCACAAGAAGTTGGAGAGCTTCGACGTATTGTTGATGATTTTGTAAAAGCACAAGTTGTTACCAAAGAAGCCCCACAGGACGAAGAAGTAGATTTCTTCTCAAATCCTCAGAAGGCTGTTGAACAGGCTGTTTCACGACACCCTAAGATAAAAGAAGCAGAAGCTTTAAATGCACAGATGTTGAAGGCTCAGGCCTTGAACGCTTTACAGACGGCTCACCCTGACTATGCGGATATTATTAATGACGATGGTTTCAAGGAGTGGGTAGCAAAGAGCAAAGTGCGAAGTGAGCTTCTTTCAAGAGCAGACCAGCGGTATGACTTTGACGCAGCAGACGATCTTTTGACTACATGGAAAGAACGTCAGCAAATGTTAAGCAACACTGTTGAGATGCAGAAGGCTGATCGTAAACAACAACTTCGACAGGCATCAACTGGTTCTGTTAAAGGAACTGGTGAGGCACAGAGCAAGAAGATATATCGTCGTGCTGACATTGTAGACCTCATGCGTAAAGACCCTGACCGATATATGTCATTGCAGCCAGAGATTATGGCAGCATATGCAGAAGGTAGGGTTCGTTAATAACCTTATGAAAGATTGAAATGGCAACAAGTACCTTCCCAACACAAACAGGCGCAGTAGGCCTGACCGAAGCTTCGAACTTCCTCCCCGACTTATGGAGCGATGAGATTATCGCTGCCTATAAGAAGAACCTCGTCCTTGCACAGTTTGTGCGTAAGATGAGTTTCAAGGGTAAGAAGGGTGATGCTCTTATTATCCCTAATCCAGCACGTGGTTTAGCTGCTCAGACTAAAGCTGAGAATACAGCGGTTACCATGCAGAACTTGTCACAGAGTTCTATCACTGTTAACTTGAACCAACACAAAGAAGTGTCTTACTTGATTGAAGACATTGTTGAAGTTCAAGCTCTCCCCTCTTTGCGTAAGCACTACACTGATGACGCTGGCTATGCTATGGCAAAGCAAGTTGATGATGACCTGTGGGCTTTGGTGAAGAGCTTGGGTGATGGTGATGGCAGTGACTACACTCACAGCCGTTCTTTCCAATTTAACACCTCTACAGGTGCTTTGGAAGCTTATGACGTTGATGGCACTGGTGACATCGGTGCATTCTCTGACCTTGGCTTCCGTCGTGCCATCCAGTATTTGGATGACGCTGATCACCCAATGGATGGCCGTGTGTTGGTTATTCCTCCTTCTACTCGTAACACCTTGATGGGTATTGCTCGTTATACTGAGCAAGGCTTTGTTGGTGAAGTGGGTAATGCTAACACCATCCGTAATGGTGAAGTTGGTAACCTGTATGGTATCCCTGTTGTTGTGTCTAGCAACTGCCCCACTCTGGAAACAGGTGTGAAGGGTGCTGCTTTGTTGCACAAAGACTGGGCTGTTCATATTGAGCAAATGTCTGTACGTTCACAGCAGCAGTATAAACAAGAGTATTTGGCTACTCTGTTTACTTCTGACATGCTGTATGGCACTAAAGTGCTCCGTGCAGACGGCGGTGTTTTGATGGCTGTCGCAGCTTAAGAAACCTACATGGGAGCCCTCACAAGGGGCTTCCTTGTTTTGAAAGGGGCTTGTTTACATACAAGCCTTTTCCATAACAAGGAGCGTATATGGGAATATTTCGTGGTGTTGGAGGCACAGGAGAATCCTCTAGCGACTCAACAATTAATCTTACAACTGCTTTAGTTTTACAAGCTGAAGCAGCCGCAGCCGCAGCTCTTGTCTCAGAGAATGCTGCTGCCTCTTCAGAATCAAATGCCTCTTCTTCTGCTTCAGATGCTGCCTCTTCTGCCAGCGATGCCTCTGCTGCACAGACAGCCGCAGAAGCAGCAAGAGATGCTGCCTTAGTTGCTTATGATAGTTTTGATGATAGATATTTAGGTGGCAAAACTAGTGACCCTTCTTTAGATAATGATGGCAATGCTTTAGTTGGTGGTGCTCTTTATTATAATACAACCACTTCAGCAATGAAGGTTTACACAGGTAGTATCTGGGTTGCTGCTTATGTTAATAGTAATGATTTTTTAGCTAAGGCTAATAACTTATCAGACCTTACTAATGCTACCACTGCACGTACCAATTTAGGGCTTGGCACTGCTGCTACAACAAACAGCACAGCTTATGCCACGGCTGCTCAAGGAACTAAAGCTGATAGTGCTTTACAAGCAGCAGACATTGGCACAACAATACAAGCATATGACGCTGATCTCACTACATTAGGTGCTGGTGGCTCTGCTGCTCGTTCGTTCTTAGGCCTAGCAATTGGTACTAACGTACAAGCTTACGATGCAAACACTGCTAAAACAAACGCAGTACAGAGCTTTACAGTGGCACAGCGTGGCACAGCTACAGCATTAACATCTACTGCTGCCTCTATTGCTGTTGACTTAGCTTTGGCTAACAACTTTACCCACACTCTTACAGAGAACACAACACTAGCAAACCCTTCCAACATCACTGCTGGTCAGTCAGGTGTCATTGTATTTACACAACATGCTAGTGCCCCTAAAACTTTAGCCTTTGCTAGTTACTGGAAGTTCCCTTCTGGCACTGCTCCTTCTTTGACAGCTACTAATAGTGCAGTGGATGTATTGGCTTACTATGTTGAAAGCACTACCCGCATCACAGCACGTATGTTATCGAATGTTAAATAATGATTAATAACGGATTATTATTAGGGGCTGGTGATGATGGCTATCAGATTAGCCGTAGTGTGCGTCTACGTGCAAATGCAACTGCTTATTTTAATAGAACTCCTGCAAGTGCTGGCAATAGAACAACATGGACTTGGAGTGGTTGGGTTAAGCGTGGGGCTTTAGGAGCAGCACTTCAATACCCCAACTTATTTTCTGCCACTACAAATGATCAGTTATTTATATATTCTGCTACTCAAATTGATACACTAGGTTTTACACTTAATGGTGGAACTGGTGCAAATTTTTATACTACTCAAGTCTTTCGTGATCCTAGTGCATGGTATCATATTGTACTTGCAGTTGATACTACACAAGCAACAGCATCTAATAGAGTTAAGATTTATGTCAATGGCTCACAGATAACAGCTTTTGGACTAGCAACTTATCCTGCACAAAACTATCAAACATTCTTCAATAGCAATGTCCTGCATAGAATAGGTAATGATTCTGATGGTGGTAATAGATATTGGGATGGCTATCTCACTGACATCAACTTCATTGATGGGCAGCAACTTACACCATCATCCTTTGGCGAAACCAATGCCATTACAGGTGTATGGCAACCTAAGGCCTACACAGGAACATATGGCACTAACGGCTTCTATCTGAACTTCTCAGACAATAGTGCAGCTACAGCAGCAGCCATTGGTAAAGACTATTCTGGTAATAGTAACAACTGGACACCTAACAACATCAGTGTAACTGCTGGTACAACATATGATTCTATGTTGGATGTGCCTACTTCATATGCTGATGGAAGCACTGGACGTGGTAACTATTGCACATTAAATCCTTTAGCTAAGCCTCCACAGTTTCCAGCAATGGCAGAAGGTAATCTTAGAACTGGGGATACTAACGTTGGTAATTTTCACCAAACTGTTGGAAGTACCATTGCAGCTTCAAGTGGTAAGTGGTATTGGGAAATTGCTTTAAATGGAACTACATATAATTCTAGATCATTAGGAATTGCTTTTGCTAGTCAGTTGTGTGCCTATGCTCCAACTGCTCAAAATGCAATGTGGAACACAACTTCCGATTTAAAAGATTATAGAGCAATCTTAATTGCAAATTCCACAACAGTAACTCCCTGTAGGTCTATTGCTGGTACAGTTACAACAGCAACAAATATTACATTACCTAGCACACTAACTAGCACTAGTGTCTTTATGGTTGCTATGGATATAACCACTGGAGCTATTTGGTTTGGTCTTAATGGCACATGGTTAAAAGGTGCAACAACAGCAGAAATTATTGCTGGCACAACAACAAATGCTGTGTATACAGATATAGGTTCTCCTTCAGATTCTTGGACTCCTGCTGTATATAATTATATCGGTCCTGCTGGTTATGGTTGGATTGCTAACTTTGGTCAACGTCCATTCAGCTATACTCCTCCTACAGGATTCTCTGCGCTTAACACACAAAATCTACCTGATGCAACAATCAAGAAAGGTAGTGAGTATTTTGATATTGTCACTTCTACAGCAACAGTTTCAACAGGAACAACTGTATCTAGTCTTTCTTTTTCTCCGGGACTAATGTGGCGTAAAAATAGAAACAACGTAGAACAACATTATTTAGTAGATGCTATACGAGGCACAAGCACTGGTGGATTTTTATCCTCTAATTCTACAGCAGCGGCAACAGGCTACCCCAATTCAGATGGTACTCTTACGTTCAATTCCAATGGCTACACTATAACTGATACCAACTGGAATGCTGGTGAGTTTTATTTTAATTCTCGTACATATGTTGATTGGATGTGGAACGCTGGCGATACAACAGTAACCAACACCAGTGGTTCTATTACATCTCAAGTAAGAGCAAACCCTGCTGCTGGCTTTAGCATTGTAACATACACAGGTAATGGTACAGCTACAGCAACAATTGGTCATGGTCTTAATGCTATTCCAAATATGATTATTACTTTTGGTAGAACAGGAGGAGCTACTGATCATGCTGTATATCATTCTTCATTAACAAATGCATCAAGTTCAATGTTATGGCTTAATTCAACTGGTGGAGCTACAATAAACGCAGCTTATTGGAATTCTACAGCACCCACATCCACTGTATTTACAGGAGGTGCAACAGGTAATTATGTAAATAATACTGGGTGGACAATGGTTGCTTATTGTTTTTCCGCAGTAGCTGGCTATTCCAAATTTGGTAGTTATACAGGCAACGGAAGTGCAGATGGTCCTTTTGTGTATTGTGGATTTAGGCCTAAGTTTGTATTGATTAGATCAACAACAGCCGCAAGAGATTGGTTGATGTATGACACAGCACGAGGTACATACAATGTACTTTCAGAAGGACCCCTTCAGCCCAATACAACAGGTACTCCCTATGGTGCTGGATATTTAGGTCTTGATATTGTTTCCAATGGTTTTAAATTACGTGAGTCTACTACCAATATGAATGCTAGTGGTGAGACACATATCTTCATGGCATTTGCTGAAAACCCATTTAAGAATTCTTTAGCGAGGTAATACATGTTTTTACTCCACGGCAATCCTTTACCGATTGACCTTCCATTCACTTCAAATGACATAAGTTATCCAGCTAATTGGTTGCGTCTAACTTCCCTTGAAGAAAAGAATGCCATTGGTATTGTCGAAGTTTCTGATGTGTCAGTTACATATGATGATAGGTTTTATTGGGATGTAAACTTGCCTAAAGACTTAGATGTTCTCAAGACTAACTGGACATCACAGGTTAAAGAAACTGCCAATAGACTATTGTCTAATTCTGATTGGATGGTTATTCGTAAAGTAGAACGTAGCATAGATGTTCCTACTTCTATAACTACCTATCGTGCAGCAGTTATTGCTGAATGCTCTAGGCTAGTTGCTGCCATTGTTGCTTGTGCAGATGTACCAGAATTAATCACTATTGTAACTACACAAGGATGGCCTGTAAATGAGTGACGAACTAATTACCAAAACAGAATCACGTCTTAACAGCCATGAACAAGTGTGTGCTGAACGCTATGCTTCTATCAACACACGAATAACTAAGATTGAATATTTGTTATATGGTGTTATGTTGTGTGTTCTTCTAGGACCCGGACAAGCAGCAGAGTTCTTTAAGAAAATTTTAGGAGTATGACATTGATCCATTCACATTGGCCTTCAGTGCTTTGGCAGCCATTAAACAAGGCGTTGCTTTTTATAAAGATGCAAAAGCAGCGGGCAATGATGTCTCAAAAATCGCAAGGGAAATCTCTGGGTACATAGGAAGTTTCTTTGATGCACAGGAACAAGTTAAACAAGTAATACAAGAAGAAAAGAAGAAGCCTTCAAAGAGTTTAAAAGCACAAGCTTTAGATAATATATTAAACCAGATAGAGCTTGAAAGACAAGCAGTAGAGCTTAGAGAGTTTCTTATATATCAAGTAGACCCAGAACTGGGTGCAGTTTGGAGTAGGTTTGAAGAAGAATATGAAAGACTACAAGAAGAACAGCTACAAGAAAGGCTTATAGCAGAACAGAAAGCAAGGGTAGCAGCATCGCAACGAAGACAACTAATAAGCTCCCTGCAAGACAAGGCTCTACAGATAGGGGCAGTGAGTCTAGTTACTATATACCTCCTCCTCCTGTTCTGGTTAATAACAATAGACAGGAAACTTCGATGGGGTTTTTAATTAGTTTAGTTGCCTTGGTGTTTGTGTTTGTATTAATACTTCCCATCTTAGGATTTATGTTAATTGATATAAATACAGCTAAACAAGAATGTCGTTATGAACGTCAAAAGATGGAACAAATTGTAAAACAAATTCAGAAAGATAAAGAATGATTCCAATTATAGGTGCATTACTAGGAACACTTGCTGAGAATGGTCTAGGCCTTTTGTCCTCTGCCATTCAAGCTAAGGGAAAAGAAGTTGTAGAAAAAACTCTTGGTGTTAAGATTGCTGACAATCCTACACCAGAAGAGGTTGCTAAGCTTAGACAACTTCAGTATGACCATGAAGAGCGTCTCTTAGAGCTTGGCATTGAGAAGGCCAAAATGGAACTTGCTGAGCTTGAGCTGTTTGCTAAGGTGGCACAGAACGAAGAAGACAACGTGTCCTCTCGTTGGAATGCAGACATGTCCTCTGACTCTTGGCTGTCCAAGAACATACGTCCTATGAGTCTTATAGCCATCTTCATGGGCTACTTCTTGTTTGCCATGATGAGTGCCTATGGATATAACGCTAATGAAAGCTATGTCACTTTGTTAGGCAACTGGGGAATGCTCATTATGGGAGCCTACTTCGGTGGTAGAACAGTTGAGAAACTAGCTGACTTAAGGAGCAAGAAATGAATCTATCAGACGAACAAGCAGCTTTCTTGTTAGACATGTGTGAGCTTATTCAATATGCCACAAAGCAAGGCTTTAAGGTGACAGGTGGAGAGCTTGCACGTACACCAGAACAACAGGCCATCTATTTCAAGACAGGCCGTAGCAAGACAATGAACTCCATCCACTTGAAGAGATGTGCAATGGACTTAAACTTCTTCAAAGATGGTAAGATTATTTGGGATAAAGAAACCCTTGCACCAATAGGGACTTATTGGGAAAACCTTAATAAGAAGAATAGATGGGGAGGCAACTTTAGTAACCTCCTAGATTGTCCACATTTTGAACGTAACATTTAAGGAAGCATATGAAAGAAACTAAGAAACAAACAGCCAAAATTGGTAAGGTGATGCATGAATACAAGATGGGTTCTTTGCACTCTGGCAAGGGTGGCAAGGTTGTAACCAATCCAAAGCAAGCTGTAGCCATTGCCATGAGCCAAGCAAAGATGCCCATGAGAGGCCAGAGAACAGCCACTAACAAGGCTAAAAAGAAATGAAGGATAGTAGACTAGCCAAGGTAGGCGTAAGCGGCTATAACAAGCCTAAGGCAACGCCTAGTCACCCCACTAAAAGCCATGTCGTTGTAGCTAAAGAAGGCGATAAGGTTAAGACAATACGCTTTGGACAACAGGGCGTGTCAGGAAGCCCTAAGAAAGCAGGGGAGTCTGAGGCCTATAAGAACAGACGAGAGAGCTTTAAAGCCAGACATGCTGATAACATAGCCAAAGGTAAGATGAGTGCTGCTTATTGGGCTGATAAAGTTAAGTGGTAAACTCTTGACAAAAGTAACAAATTGTGTTACAATAGAAACATATAAGGAAAGATTATGACATATTTAGAAGCTGTCAATAGTGTACTACGAAGGCTCAGAGAACGAGAAGTTACCTCTGTGTCTGAGAGTTCCTATAGCAAGCTGATTGGTGACTTTGTTAATGATGCCACTAATGAGGTGGAGAATGCTTGGAGCTGGTCTGCTCTGAGAACTACATTAACATTGACAACCTCAGCTAACATCTTCAATTATGAGCTGAATGGTAGTCAAAACAACTTTACAATTCTTGACGTTATCAACGATACAAACAATCAGTTCATGAGCTATCGTGATGGTGCTTGGTTTGATAATGCTTATCTAAATCAAGATGCTCCTACAGGTTCTCCAATCTATTACAACTTCAATGGTGTTGCCAATGATGGTGATACACAGGTTGACATCTATCCCATTCCTGATGGTGTGTACACAGTTCGCTTCAATGTCATCTTACGTAATCCAGACATGACATCAGATGGTTCTGACATTGTTGTTCCTACACGTCCTGTGGTTCTTTTAGCCCTTGCTAAGGCCATTGAAGAGCGTGGTGAGGATGGTGGTAATGCCAGCATGAATGCATATGCTGCTGGTCGTTCTAGCTTGGCTGATGAGATTGCTCTTGATGCTGCTCGTAGGCCAGAAGACACTCTTTGGTATACAGTATGAAACAACTCTCTAGTGCTGCCGTTGCTGCTCCCGGTTTCTTTGGGCTTAACACTCAAGAAAGTGGAGCAGTGTTGTCAGATGGTTTTGCACTTGTTGCTTCCAATTGTGTCATTGATAAGTATGGACGATTAGGAGCACGTAAAGGGTGGATTCAAAAGACCACAACCACTGCTGGTCTTAGTGGTGCAAACATCTATAGCATCTTTGAATACTTGAATGCTGATGGTACATTTGATTACATCAGTGCTGGTAATAATAAAATCTGGAGAGGTGGCATTGGTGCTACTCTTACAGACATGACACCAACAATGACCATCACAGATAACCACTGGCAGATGGCTTCATTAAAAGACCATTGCTTGATGACACAAGCAACTCATTTACCTGTATTGTTTACAAGAGAAAGCGGAAGTCCTGTAGCTTCAACTCTCGTAGGACACACAGGACATACCGGTGCAGACTTTACTACTCCAGTGTTTGGCACAGGTACATCTAATGCTCCTAATGCTTGCTTAGCTGCTTATGGACGCTTTTGGGTGGCAGGGAGTACAGCAAGTCCAACTACAGTGTTCTGGTCTACAGATATTGCTGATGCTTATTTCCCTACATTTAATACTGGTGGTGCTCGTACCTCTGGTAGTATTAACATAGCTTCTAAACTTCCTAATAATACAGATGAAATTGTAGCTCTTGCTGCACATAATGGTTTCTTAATTGTTTTCTGTAAACAAAACATTGTTATTCTTAATGGTGCTGAGAATCCAGCAACAGCAATGACTATCTCCGATGTTATTCCCGGTGTAGGTTGCATTGCTAGAGACAGCGTACAAAAGACAGGCAATGACTTGTTGTTCTTAAGTGCATCAGGTGTGCGTAGTCTTGGTCGTACCATTCAAGAGAAGAGTATGCCCATGCGTGACATCTCTAAGAATGTACGTGATGACTTGTTTGATAATATATCAAGCACTGAAGCTAAGCTTATTAAGAGTTGCTATTCAGAGAAGTATGGCTTCTATCTATTAAGCTTTCCATCCACTGCTTCTCCTATTGTTTATTGTTTTGATTTAAAACAAACTCTACCAGATGGAGCAGCTAGAGTTACTACATGGAACTCTTATTCTGCTTATGCCTTCTCTGCTAATAGAGATGGTTCTTTATACATAGGAAAGCCAGCAGGAATTGGTGAATATTTTGGCTATCAAGATAATGGCTCCTCTTATACATTCATCTATTATACAAACTACTTTGACTTTGGTCAACCAACAATTAATAAGATTGCTAAGAAACTAGGTTTTGTTCTTATTGGTGGTGGTGGTCAACGCTTTGTTGCTAAGCTTGGTTTTGATTATTCAAATCAGTATAGTAGCTACCCTGTCATTATGGATACAGGAACATATGCTGAGTATAACATAGCTGAATATAACATAGCAGAATATTCATCTGGCATTGTTATTGATGATGCTTATGTTTCTGTTGGTGGACAAGGTAAGATTATTCAAATGGGCTTTGAAGCTGAAGTGTCTGGTTCTCCTTTGAGCGTACAGAAGATGGATATATTTATTAAACAAGGAAAGATTTACTAATGAGTGATTATATCAAACTAACGGCATACGATACAAAGGATAGTTTAACAACTGGCAATCCTTTGAAGCGTGTTAAAGGCACTGAACTTGATGATGAGTTTGATGCCATTGCAACTGCCATTGCAACTAAGGCTAATCTAGCAAGCCCTGCTTTCACTGGTTCACCTACTACAACTACAGCAGCCGTTGGAACAAATACAACTCAAATAGCTTCCACTGCTTTTGTACAAGCAGCAGTTGCTTTGTTATATCCAGTTGGCTCTATTTATATTAATGCAACAAGTGCTGTCAATCCATCAACCTTGTTAGGCTTTGGTACATGGACAGCCTTTGGTGCTGGTCGTGTCATGGTTGGCCTTGATGCAAGCAATGCCTTGTTTGACACTGCTGAAGAAACTGGTGGTAGTGCAGATGCTGTTGTTGTAAGCCACACGCACACTGCAACAGTGACAGATACAGGACACACACATACACAAACAGTATATGACCAACCCGGCATTGGTAACGCTGGTGGTGGTGGTGCACGAGTTAATGGGTCTTCAGCAAGCACTGGTAGTGCCACTACAGGCATCTCTGTTTCAAACAGCACCACTGGTGTAAGCGGTACAAATGCAAACTATCAGCCATACGTCACTGTCTACATGTGGAAACGTACAGCATGATGCCAGCAATCATACACCATTTTAGTGATGGCTTATATGCTAAGGAAACATTTATTCCAGCAAACACAGAACTTGTACAGCATAAGCACAACTATGCACATCTCTCTGTTCTTGCACAAGGAAGTGTCATAGTTACAAGTAATGATGGGATGAAGATTGTCCATGCTCCTGCATGTATTGAAATTAAAGCAGGAGAACATCATAGTGTTGAAGCCCTTACAAATGTTGTATGGTATTGTATTCATGCCACAGATGAGAAAGACTCATCTAAAGTGGATGAAGTTTTAATTAAAGGAGTATAATATGGCTTGGATGCCTATAGCAGCTTCAGTTGCTGGTAATGTTTTCGGTGGAATGATGGCATCAGATGCTGCTAGTAATGCAGCCAATGCTCAACTACAAGTAGGACGAGAGGCTAATGCAGCCAATCTTGAAGCAGCACGTATAGCTGCTGAAGCTGCAAAGTTTAAACCATATAGTATAACTTCTGGTTTTGGTAAAGGCTTCTTTGATACAGAGAAGGGCACTGCTGGTTATACCATTGATCCACGTTTAGCAGCCTTTAGAGACACCCTCTATGGACAAGCTGAACAAACAATGGGAGCCATTGGTACACCTGAGCAAGAAGCTCGGAAGTATTACCAACAGCAGATGGGCTTGCTTGCTCCTCAAAGAACACAAGAAGACATCATGGCACGTGAGCGTGGCCTACAAACAGGACGCATAGGTCTTGGTGTCTCTGCTGGCTATGGTGGTGCAGGAGATGTCTCTGGTATGTTAAACCCAGATGACTTTGCACGTATGCGAGCACGTGAACTTTCTAATGCTCAGATTGCTAATGAGAGTACAACATATGGACAAAGCTTAATTGATAAGCTCATTGCTCGTGGAACAGGTTTGTTCACTGCTGGCACTGGTGTTGAACAACTTGGCATGACTCCTCTAACAATGGGTGCTGATATTGGTAATAAGGCTTCAATCTCTCAAGGCCAACAAGCTCAGGCTTTGTTGCAAGGCGGTAGAGCAGGAGCTGATGCTTTGTTAGGTGCAGGAACAAGTGCTGCACAATACAACCTTGCTGGTCAGTTAGGCACAGCAGGAGGTCTTATGAATGCTGGTAAGACTATTGGTGGTATGGATTTCAGTAAGTTTAGTAATCCATTCAGTGGCCTGTTTACGCAAGCACAACAGCCAGCCAGTTCTTACTTCTCAAATCCTAGTTCATTTAATCCAAGTCCCTTTGGTAATCGTGGAGGTCTATAAAAATGGCAACAACAGTTGAAGGACTCTTTAATTTACCAACGGCACAACAGGCTGGTCAGCAATACCTTGAGGGTATGATGTCCTCTCCGGGTCAAATGAACCAACTTAGTTTGTTACAACAGATAACAGCAATGGGTCGTGATGCTGGTGCTGGTATAGGGTATGGTGCTGGTAGGCTTTTGGGTGGCAGAGCCCCTGATGAAGTTCGCATTCAAGGTGTGAATGAAGCAATGGCAGAAGCTACAAAGCTTGGTGGTACAGATGCAGATATGTATGCCAACCTTGCTAAAGGCTTAGCTGCTCGTGGGCTCACACAAGACGCTATGGCTGCTACAGAAAAAGCTCGTGCTGCAAAGCGTGATGAACAAGCAATGACTATTGCTGCAAGTCAAGAGGCTCGTGCTGTATCAGGCGAAGAACGTGCTATGTTAGAAGAAAAACGTAGAGTGATTGCTGCTCAACAAGCAGAAGCAGAATATAAACAACGTATGGCAATGTATCCTCTTGAAGTTCAAGCTAAAGGGTTGGCTATCCAGAAAGCTGAGCAAGACCTTAATGGTGCTATGGGTGAACTAACCATGACTCAAGAAGCTTTGACCAAGGGAATCAATCCAAAGACAGGTCAGCCATTAACACCAGAAGAGGAAAGAGGCTTAAGAGCACGTCTTGCACAGGCAACTCTGGCAATCAATAATGAAGCTACTAAGATTGCTAATGATAAAGCAGAGCATGCCCTTAAGATGAAGCAATATGAAGCTTCAATAGCATCAAGCAATGCTTCAGCAGCAGCAGCCAATGCTAGAGGTGGTGGTGCTTTTAGTAAGCAAGCCTTTGTTCAAGTTCCTTCTGAGTTCCCCGGAGCACCTCCAACTAAGATTTATGTTGGAGATAAAAATCCTAAGACAGGTGAAATATTAGGAAAGGATGGTAATGTGTATCAGAACGAGAATGCAGCAGCACAAGCACAACGTCTTGTTAATGCTCCTATTGCTGCTCCTGCTGCGCCAGCTCCCACTGCTCCAGCAGCAGCAGACAATCGTGGCTTATGGGATAGACTGTGGAATAACCCACAGCAATCAGCCACTCCTAAAACACCACAGAAACCTTTGAGTGCATTTTAATGGCAACATTCTTAAGTCCAGAAGAACAAATGATGAGCTCCGTTGGAGCCTCTGGAGTACAGCCGTCTGGTGCTTTTGATTTAACTGGTGCATTACAAGAGGGCTACACTTTTTCACAAATTGCTGATGAACTAGCAAGACGTAAGGGGTTTAATATTACAGGAGCCAGACAAGAAGGCTACAAAGATGACCAGATTATCTCTCATTTGATGGGAGAGACAGCCTTCACTGGAGCTATGCAGCGTTTGATTAATGCTGGTGGTAGCAGTATCAAGGGAGGCTTAGACCTTGTTGGTGGTCTTGATAAAGAGAGAGCTTTAGCTGAACGTACAGCAGCAAGCATTGCCTCTGCTAATGCTCCTATTGCTGGTATGGTTGGAGAGTTTGCTGGTGCTATTGCTGATCCAATTACAGCTCCTGCCTTTGCTCTTAAAGGCTTGAAGGCTGCAACTCTTGCTGGCACTATGGCTAAACAAGGAGCAGCACAGGGAGCCTTTGGTGGTTTCTTAGAGCCTGTCCTTACACCAGAAGAGAGTCGATTGTTTAACACTGTAGCTGGCACTGCTGTTGGCACTGTCTTTGGTGCTGGTCTTGGTAAGGCTAGTGAGGGAGTTATTAACTTCCTTGAGAAGAGAGCAATCAAAGCAGCAGGAGAAGACACTGCTAAAGCTGCCATTGATGATGTGGCTAAAGCTATTGACAATCCTCCAAGCAAACAAGCAGCAGAGCTACAAGCACAGGCTGTTAATTATGACGTTCCTGCCTACTTACGTAAAGCTGAAGGAGCACCTCCTCCTGTTGCACGTGAGCTTGACCCTGTACAACTTAAGCTTGTTGAAGAACGCATTGCTAAGACAGAAGCTGAAATTGCTAAGCATGAATCAGACCTTGCAAATGTACAGAAGCAACAACCAGAGAAAGAAGTGGGAGACTTGCTTGGTTTAAAAGAACCAACCAAAGTTCCAACAGAGAAGCAAGTGGCTGCTTTGTTCAAAGCTCCAGAAGGACAGAACCTTCCTGCTAAGTTTGGCCTTGTTGCTCCTACACCAGAAGCTCCTGCCAAACAGGTGGCTGCTTTGTTTAAGAGTGCAACACCAGAAGAAGTTCCTGTTATCAAACAACAGATTGTTGAAGCTGCTAAGCAAGGTACAGCACAGCAATATTTAATCAAACAAATTGAAACAAAGAAGGCTGAGGTTGAACAGCTCAAAGCTGCTATAGCTCCTCCTACCAAAGAGTTTCCAATACAGGTTGAGACAAGACAAGGAGCCACTCCACAGCAAGTGGCTGCACGTGATGCTCGTTTGCAACAAGTGATGGAGCGTACAGGCAGGGCAGAACCAATGCCTCAAGAAGCCCCTAGAATGGCTCAGGAAGCCCCTGTTCAAGGAGCTCCTATACCAACCCCTATGCCAGCTCCTGCTGCCCCTACAAGAGGCTTCCAGAGTGGTGGTGCTGCTGCCACTCCTAGAGAACTTCTGTATGCTGAAAGTGTACCATTTCCTACCAATGCAGAGAAGCTGCTCACTGGTGGACAAACACGTGGTGCTAACGTAGAGCCTCCTTCAGCCAATGAGCAATGGAATGACTTGTTCTCTAAAGCTATTGGTGTG